TCGAGGGGGGTGGTGGGGTGCATAGGCTTGTCCGGTCGGGAGCGCGGCGGCGGTCGGGGCTTGGGAGGGTAATCCATTCGGGCGGGGGCTGGAAGGATTTTTGATTTGGGTGAGGGATGGGGCTGGTGACCGTTCGTCGGGTGGGGTGCGAAAGTTCTGGATTGGGGGCGGGGATTAGGTAAAGTGAACACATGGCCGGACGGGACCGGCCCTCACGAAAAGGAAAGCAGACATGAGCTACCTCACCGAAGCCCAGATCAACGAAATGGCCGACGCGGCCTTCACCTCGTACGACATGTCCTGCTCGTGGAGCCGGGCGTTCGAGGACGCGCGCGACCACGCCGTCAACGAGTTCGGCGTCCGTCCCCGCAAGTCCGCGGTGCTGCTGGCGGTGAAGCTCGCCAAGGTGCAGTGGGCGCACGAGACGGCGCGCGTGAAGCGCATTGTTACCGGAGAGCCGGCGTGAGCCGGCATCGGGAAGGGACGACGAAGCTCGTGGAGCGCCACGAGGAGGAGCGTGCGGTGCGACTTTCCAGCATGACCGACGCTGAAAAGCTGGAGCACGCGGAGCTGATGGCTCGCCTATGCTCTCGAGACGCGCCCGAGCTTCAAGCTGCTGTGATTTATGGAAAGCGCGGCGGCGAGGTGGGATATCACGTCATCTACGACGAGGTGCGCGCGGATCAGGGAGAGCGCCTGTTCTCGATTTTCAAAAACGGTTGTTGCTTGCTTCGTGCAAGGAGCGGACCCGACGAACGGCCCTAACCACCGGCCGATCATTGGCGGGAGGGGGGCTGACCGTTCGTCGGGTGGGGTGTCTTTTTTCTGGACACGCCCCGCCCTCCGAGTATTCTTGGCCCGTACCAAGTAATTCACCCGACACCAGAAGGAACCCCGACATGTCCGAATACACCTACGATCACCAGGGCCTCATGGCCCGCTCCGTCCACGACGCCCCCGAGCGTTCCGCCTCCGAGGTCGAGGCCGAGCGAGTCGAGGCCCTCATGGCGTCTGTCTCGCGCCGCGATCTGGAGGAGGCAATCATCATCCTCCTTTCTGCGATTCGCACGGCCGAGGGCGAACAGGGGCGGCTCCACGACGATCTGCGCCCGCTGCTCTCGAAATACTACCAAGACGCGATCGACAACATCGGCAGCGCGCTGATCGAGGACGGGCTCGACCGCGTGGTCAATCTGCTGGGCGATGAGGTCGTGGATATTCTGGAGGGCGAGGGATGAGGCCCGAAGAGATGCGCGACGACATCCCGGCGGACGTGCGCTCGGCGCTGGCGAGGGCCATGCACGGCCCCGGCGCATGGGTAAACCTGCAGGCAGAACTACGAGACACTCTCCGCTCCAAGCCCCGCACCGTCCACCTGCCTGCGGCTGACCTGCCTGCTCCGTTGGAGGAGGTGCCGGAGAAGGGCGAAGTCTGGACGGTTTCCCACGCAGCGATAGGTGTTGCGTGCTTGGGCAGCGAAAGCAGCAATGCGAAACACGCTGTAGAGTTTGGTCTCGCCTTCGCCACCCTCGAAGACGCCGAAGCATGGCTTGCCCACATGCAGTCCTGGAATCGCCCCGGCGCCGACTGGACCCCGCACACGCCGGGCGATCCGATGCCGTGTGATGGGGAGGCGGTGGTCGATATCCGGCTTCGTAACGGGCAAGTCTTGCGCGGCTGCCCAGCCAATCATAACGGTTGGCAGCGGCTTGACGACGACTACCTGCACGAATTCGACATCACCGCATGGCGCTACGCACGGGAGGAGGACGAGGAATGACCATCGACCTAGACGCAATCGAGGCGGCGGCAAAGGCTGCTACGCCGGGGCCGTGGAGCGCGATGAGTTGGGCTGGCGCTGATTGGCCGGATCGCAGGACCACGGTCGGCAGCACGTGCAAGGGCGGAACGCGAGAGGCGATTGCCATGAATACCCGCTATGCCGCGCGCCCCCGCGAAGACATGGCGTACATCGCCACGATGGACCCGCACACCACCCTCGCGCTTGTGGAGCGGGTGCGGGAGTTGGAAGCGGAAGTGGAAGGGTTACGCGACGCGCTAGGGGCAGACCAATGACAGGGCCTATCCTGACCGCCTTGATTCCTTGCGCCGCCATCCACCCCATCCGCCGCGCCTCGATCCGTTGGTGCTCTGACGTGCGCCTCTACCGACGCGGGCGGGCGGTGGTTGTTTCGCATCGGCCGTCTGTTTTGGTTTCGCCGTCTTGGCGGGAGGTTACTCAATGACTGCAACCCTCAGCACCCAAGGCCACGCCCTGACCCTGGAGCACGGCTCCCCGCTCCACGTCGCCAAGGCGCTCGCCTCGACGTATTCCGACCCCACTGCGCTCGTGCGAGGAGGTTTTGCAGACCTGACGCACTGCCCCGCGCCGGAGTACGCCTGCACGATCTACACCCGCCCCGGCGTATGGGCCGACCAGTGGATGACGGTCAGTCATCACGGGCGGGAGATGTTTGCGGGGACGGTTGGGGGGTTTGTTGAGGAGTATGGGAGGAACGTGAAATGACCCTCGAATCTCTATCCGAACAGTGGCTGGTTCAAAAGCGCGCCGAGGAAGCTGCACGCGACGCACGCATCCGAACGGAGGAGGCAATTCTGGCCCTGCTCGGGACGCTGCCCGACGAAGGGTCGCGCACGCACAAGGCAGACGGTTACAAGATTCGCACGACCAGCCGCATCAACCGTCGCCTCGATGAATCCGCCTGGCTCGCCATCGTGGACGATATCCCCGAGGAGTTGCGCCCGATCCGCTACAAGGCTGAGATTGATAATCGTGGTCTGAGCTATCTGCGCGAGCACGAGCCCGCCGTTTATGGGCTGGTGTCGCGGGCGATTGAATCCCGGCCGGGGAAGGTTGGGGTTGTAGTTGAACCCATTCAGGAGTGACCCGACCAACGGCCCTAGACACCACGGCGGGCGCGCGGTAGCGTCCGCCTCCCGATACCCGACACAGGATTGAGCCTTATGGCCTTTGACCTAACCAGCATCCAGAGGGGCGGAAGTCAACGCGCCCCGATCATCACCATCCACGGCACGCCCGGCCGAGGGAAAACCACCTTCGGCGCATCGGCTCCGTCGCCCATCTTCATCCGCACCGAGGACGGGCTCGGCCAGCTTGACGTGCCGACGTTTCCGCTGTGCGAGACGTTCGATCAGGTGATGGAAGCGGTCGCCGCGCTGTATGGCGAGCATGACTTTCAGACCGTCAACATCGACAGCCTGTCCGCACTGGAACCGCTGATCTGGCAGAAGGTGGCGGCGGACCACGGGAAAGACAGCATAGAGGCCCTTGGCTACGGCAAGGGCTACATCTACGCCCTCGACTACTGGCGCGAGCTGATGACGGCGCTGCGCGGGCTGGCCTCGCGTGGCATGACGGTCATCCTGATCGCGCATACGGACGTGGTGACGTTCCAATCGCCCGAGACGGACCCTTACGACAGGTATCAAATCAAGCTGCACAAGAAGGCATTCGCCTACCTCTACGAGCAGGCCGACGTGATCGGGTTCGCTCACCTGCCGGTGTTCGTTCGCAAGCAGGACGCGGACGACAAGAAGGGGCGCGGCGTCGCTAAGGGCGAGACCTCGATGCTGCTGCTGCAGGAGCGGCCGTTCGCGGTCGCCAAGAATCGCTATTCAATGCCCGAGTCCGTCCCCCTCATCTGGGACGAGTTCGCCAAGCATCTGCCGGGGGCTTCGGCGTCCGGCTCCACCAACGCCACGCAAGGGGAGTGACCCGACAATGGCAGGTAATCTCAGCGGCTTCAATGCCGCGAACATCGAAGTCACCGACAGCTACGATCCGATCCCGGCCGGCTGGTATTCCGTCGTCATCACGGACTCGGAGTTCAAGGCGACGAGCGCCGGCACGGGCCAGTATCTGAAGCTCCGCTTCGACGTGATCGACGGCGAGCACCAGGGGCGGGTCATCTTCACGAACCTCAACCTCGACAACCCGAACCCCAAGGCTGTCGAAATCGCGCAGAAGGACCTCGCGCAAATCTGCCACGCGGTCGGCGTCATGGCGCCTGACGACTCGACGGAGCTGCACGACAAGCCGCTTCAGGCGAAGGTGACGGTCCGCCCGGCGCGCGATGGGTACGATGCCCAGAACGAGGTGAAGGGGTATCGGCCGATGGGTGCGCCTGTTGTTTCGGGCGGGGCGGCTCCGGCTGCTCCGGCTCCCGCTGGAGCCAAGAAGCCCTGGGAGAAGTAACCCTTCTGGGGCGGTCCGTGTGGCTGCCCCTTTTCTCTACCCCCATCCCCTCTGCCACGGACCCGACCCCATGGCCGATATTGCCCAACACATCCAACCGACCGTCTCCGCTATCTACGCATGGTACGAGTCGAAGCGGGAAAGCGCCCACCGGCCGCACCTTGGTGCGTCGATCATTGGCGACTCGTGCGACCGCAAACTCTGGTACACGTTTCGGTGGACGGACTCGCCATCCTTCGACGGCCGGATGTTGCGCCTGTTCGACTACGGCTGGAAGGCAGAGGACCGCTTCGTGGCAGAGCTTCGCGGGGCGGGTATCACCGTCCTCGAAACCGACCCCGAAACTGGGAGGCAGTGGACGTTCTCCGCTTTGGGCGGGCACTTCGGGTGCAGTCTCGACGGCGCTCTGGTGGGGCTGCATGAGCGGCCGGACCGATGGCACTCGGTCGAAATGAAAACGAGCAACGCAAAGAACTTCGCGAAACTCAAGAAGGAGGGCGTGCAGAAAGCCCAGCCAAAGCATTACGCGCAGATGATCGTCGGCATGGAGCTTTCTGGTCTGGATCGGGCGTTCTACCTCGCAGAAAACAAAGACACCTCCGAGCTTTACTCCGAGCGCGTCAGGTCCAACCCGTCAGAGGCTTCGCGACTGTTGGATAGAGCCGAGCGCATCATCTACACCGAGGAGCCCCTCACCAGGATCAGTGACGACCCTTCCTGGTTCGAGTGCCGCTTCTGCACGTTCGCCGACGTGTGCCACCGCGACAAGGCGCCAGAGGTAAATTGCCGAACCTGCGCGCACGCGACGGCCGAGCGCGACGGGACGTGGAGTTGTTCGCGGTGGGGTAAGGCTTTGACTGTTGAGGAGCAGAGGGCGGGGTGTGAAAAACACCTATTCCATCCGTCGTTCATAGAGACCGCATCGGGAGGCGTCAACCGACGAGCGGTAGAGTCGGGTGGCGACTGGATTCGGTACGATTCGGGACTGGTGAACGGGCGCGACGATACAGGCGCTGGATATTCTTCCCACGAGATTAGAGCAGCCGACCGTATCGACCTGCTGCCGCTGCCGGAGCCGTTGGAGCGGGCGCGGGTTGAGATGGGTGGGAAGATTGAGGAGAAATGAGATGAAAGACATGAACCCTGTGGAGATTCTGGAGCGGGCGCTGTCGCAAGGCGTCGAAGCTACACCGAGCGGTTTGCGGCTGGCGCTGGCGATCGAACAAGCCCTCGCCGCCCTCCAAGGCCCCGAGCCGGATTGGAGTGAGGCGCCGGAGTGGGCGGAGTGGTGGGCGGTGGATGCGTGGGGCTGTGCAAACTGGTTTCAGCAGAAGCCTTGCTGCGCCGTCGAGGACATTGAGTGGCGTGAGCCGGACGACTGGGATGACGAATGGCCGCAACTCCCTGCGCGAAACGTAGACCTCCCCCTCGGCGCCGACTGGCGCCTGACTGTGCGCAGGAGGCCGGAAGAGAAATGACCGCCCCCTACACCCCCGGCACCCGAGTAGTCCTGGTCTGGTGGCCCGACGCTGCCGAGATTGGCTCGCTCGGGTCCGTGGCCGGGAAAGAGACGCTGATCAAGGGGACCATCGTGCGCAATGGGTCGGGAGGAACAAATCCCGGGGCCTTGGCCCGTCTCCCCCACGACGCCCAGCGCGTCGCATGGGATGAGGGCTATACCGGATGGGTGCCGATCTGCTGGCTGCGCCCGTTGGCTGATCCTGATGGGGTGCCGGTTGTGGAGTATGAATCTATGCCTGAATCTGGGCCGGAGGTGAGGCATTAAAACCCTCCGCGACTACCAGCGCGCCGCCATCGACAGCCTGTATGCCTACTGGTCTGACCACGCTGGCAATCCGCTCATCGTCGCACCATGCGGCGCAGGCAAGTCGCTGATCGCGGCGCACTTCATCACCGAAGCTGTGCAGACCTATCCGGGCACGCGCATCATCGTGCTGACGCATCGCGCCGAGTTGCTGGAGCAGGACGCGGCCGAGCTTGCCGAGGAGTGGCCAGAGGCGCCCTATGGGTTTTTCTCGGCCAGCATCGGGCGGCGGGATCGTGGCGCGGACATCTTGTTTGCAGGCATCCAGACAATTTACAACAAGGTGCATCAACTCGATCCGTTTGACCTGTGCATCATTGACGAGGCGCACCTGTATCCGCGCAAGGCGGGCACGCAGTACGCGCAATGCCTCGATACGCTGCGGCTCATGAATCCGCGCATGAAGGTGGTGGGCCTGACCGCCACCCCTTACCGCCTCGATAACGGGATGCTCCACGAGGGCGACGGCGCCCTGTTCGATGCCGTGACCTACGACATACCTGTCCGCACGCTCCTTAATCGAGGCGAGCTGTGCGAAGTAGTCGGCAAGCGAGGCGCAGAGGTGGCGGACTTGTCCGGCGTTCACAAGCGCGGCGGTGAGTTCGTGGCGAAGGAGATGGCCGAGCGGTTTGACAAAACCAGCCTGACGGAAGCGGCCTGCCGCGAAATCGTATCCTATGGCGCGAGCCGAAAGGCGGGGCTCATCTTCGCGGCTGGCGTCGATCATGCCG